CCCCTGGCCTGCCCAATCAATCATGGACAATCGCGAAAATGAAAAATAAAAGAATGTGAAAAAATCACAAAGTATTGAGGTAAAAATATGGCACGTAAAAAACGTAAAAAATCGGAACTGTTAGAAGTTGCAAAAAATATGCCGATGAACTTTCATAGGCTCCCGGGTATGGGATACGACCCGGATAAATCGAAGGTACTTGATTGGATTGCAAATCAACCCGAATTGCTCGAGTGGATTTTTCAGCAGCTACGCTCGACCGGTTATATCGTTTATGACCCTGCCTGGCAAGCATGGCACGGGGTCGATTTTAGAAAGGCGGAGGATGAGTCATGATGGTTGAATTTTTCGTTCCTATGGAACTCCCAACAACTACGCATCAGCAGAAAAAAGTTTCGGTCAAAAATGGCCAGCCCCGATTCTACGAGCCGGACGATGTGGTCGCTGCCCGTGCTAAGTTCATGGCATATTTCTCGCATTTCGTTCCGCCTGATAAATTGAAGGCTCCGCTGCGGTTAACTACGAAGTGGATTTATCCTATGAAAAAAGGCACCTATAATGGCCAGTGGAAAATCACAAAGCCGGACACGGATAATATTATCAAGTTGCCCCAGGATTGCCTGGCCGAGTTGGGGTTCTTTGAAAATGACGCAGGTATCGCTTCGAATATTATCGAAAAGTTTTGGGGTGACCCTTGCGGCGTTTATGTTAAATTAGAGGAGTTGTAACAACTATGGACTATCAAGCACTATATACCGATATCGGTTTATGGATTTTAGAGCAGCAAAAGCAAGCGCAGCAGCTCGGGTTCGGGTCCGCTGCTTATCTCGATTGGGTCATCTTATCCGGTGGCCAGTTATGCGATAAATATTACAATGATAATTTTGTTTTGAAGCAGGTTGGATTCCTGTGGGACCATATCGATGAAGCACTAAAAAAGCAAGGAAGGGGTACAATCCATGAGCGAGTCAAAAGAAATCAAAATATATAGAGAGGCATACGAATACGAAAATATAGTAATCGTTTCTGTCGGTGGTGAAAATCGCGTAATGCGAAAAGCTGACCGCTCTATCGTGGGGCCTACTCCGGAGCTGCTCAAAAGCAGCCGGGTCCAGCTGCCACGAACTCCCGGAAGTCGAGAAGTCGAACGGTCTAGGACCGCTCCTAGGTTCCAGGATACTACATTACGCATGGAGCTCGCGGAGTGCTTGAAGGCGAATGAGCTCGCATTGTCGGACTTTGTAAAACAATCAGATATTTTGAGCTACTATCCGACCTATAATTTTCTAAAAAAGGGCACTCGTATGACCCTGCAAGACTTGAATGAAATAAAGAGGATAGTGAATCAATATGTATGCAATTCAAAATAAGGACGGGTGGTTCTTTAGTGGTCTGAAGTCTTATGCGACCATTTTCGGTTACTACTCATCGGACCACCCTATGACGACCCACGTATATAAGCGCTACTTGGAAGACGCTGCCTTGTTCGGTGGTGTCATCGTGGCCATGCTCTATATGCAGGAGCATGGCATCCAGGGCCGTATCATACGTGTAAACAATTCAGACAAACGAAACAATCAACCGGTTATGGTCCAGGTATTGCTGCCCGGTCAGACCGAATTTACTCCCTATGTGGAATATATTGACAACTACATCGGCGGCGACCCGCTGCGCTTTGCTCACGCGGTCGACCGTTTACGCACGACCGGACCGGAGTTGATTAAGTTCTTACGGGACCCGGATTCGGTCCACCCGTTGATACGTGAAAATATTATTGACAATATACAGAATTTGAACGAATGAGGGGCGTTTTTATGCAAATCAAAAATACTAAAAAAATAATGCAAATAATCTCAAAACTAGACGAATTGCTCGACCTTCTCGATGAACAAAAATTTATTGAGTTTTCTAAAAAATACGAAGCGTGGGACCATCACTTAGTTCTTTTATCTTCTTGCTTCAGCGAAAAAGCCGACCCAGTTATCCCAGGAGCTAAGAGCCTGGTAGAAAAAAGAGCGCTCCTGAAAAATGTTGCGGTCCAGGAGGCCTATGTGCGTGGATTCGTGGCTGCGTTCCAGAACTTGGGTATCGCATTTAATTTCACGCCGTCCGGACTCGAAATCATGGCAAAACTAGGCAGCGACAAATCAACACTATCAGTGGATAGTCAATACGGCGCTCAGTCGTTCGACCTGCCTTATATCCCTAAAAACTTGGAGCATTGGCGCAAAGCTGCAGAAGCTGGCGAGACCGTATCGGTTGTAACTGACGCTTATGGTCGTTCTTGTATACTCGATGAATCGGTATATGCTCACGAAGCTGCGCTTGATGAATCCGCAGTCGCTGATTCTATTCCTACCGATTCAGCGGTGCACTCTCCGAAGCATTACGTTGGAACGCTCGGACTCGAAGTGTCACAGGTCCTGTTGGAATTCGTGAAAAATAAAAGCGGATTAGAAGCGCATCATTGGTGCTCAGCTATGGAGTACCTAATGCGCTATGCTGAGAAAAATGGTTCGGAAGATTTGGAAAAAGCAAAAGTCAACCTTGAGTGGCTGCTTGAGGATGTCTATGCTGCAGAAGCTACAGAAGGGGGTAATCATGCATGGAGGAGTTAAAAGTAAGCCCGTTTGAAACTTTCAATACTGATTTTGGCCAAGTGGCTCTCAATGTGGAGAGGATTGTCGTTGTTCGTGACCGCACTGACCGTGCTGGCTCTAAAGTAGAAATCTGTTCTTCAGATTCGGCAGGTTTCATTATCGTGAATCATTCGTTGGAGAGCGTGCTGCGTTTGATTGAGTTGAAAAATAGAGAAGTCGCTATGAGTAAAAGTCGTATACTTTGGGAAAAAGAATAGGAGCGTTAGAAGATGAAAGTAAAAATGAAAATTAAAATGTTATGGCTGCGCTTTTGGCTCGCACTTGCATTTATTGTATTAGTGGCACATATTTTCGGAGTGTCGCATGTACATGTCGGTTTGTCTGTGGTCTTTCTGTTTCTGGCTGGTGTGGTCAGTTATATATCCCCGGAGGAGCTGGCTGCTATCATGTTAGAAGGGAATGTGTAGACTATGGCTTACACTGTTAGACTATATAAAAATAATGGAAACCTGGCCCGAATTTATACGAATGTTCACACGGTCCACTTTACCAGGAATGAATCGCTCGTTTTAACCGGGCGGTTCGGCCCTAAGTATAACCAGGTGGAGATATGGTGGCGCAAGTTGGGCTTTCATCATGTCACTATCACGGAGGAGGAATCTTCTATCGATGACGATTCGCCTTACGTCGTAAAAACTGAACTCGTATAGGAGGAGTGTATCTATGAAAAAAATTATTATTGAATTGCCGGACAATGGTGGTTACAGTATCAAAGGCACGGATGAACTCGAGGACCGCAGTGAATGCGTGTGGGCTATTTTAGGCGCGCGGCGTGCTGAGGAGATAGCGATTGAAAAAGGTTATCTGAAGGAAATAAAAAGCGGTATAGAAAAGCAGTTCGATATGGATGGCGAAAAACTCAAACTCTTAATTGGGAAGAACTCAGAAAATATAAGCCTTGGGGACCAAGTGTCACCAACTTATCTCACTATTGAGTTACCTAAAAATGTACCGTTAGGAGTGAAGCCGATTGTTATTCTGCCTAATATGAATGGTGAGAACGTGTTAGTAAAAGTAGACCAGTATGGGGCTTTCTGTGGAACCTTTGAATTGAAGACTGACCTATCTCAATCTCAAATTATAAATTTGAATACTGGCGTATGATTTTTTCGTCACGATCAATAGCGCCCTTTTTCCAGGGCGTACTTTTTAGGAGGTAAAAATTTATGAATAGCGATGTCATTCAAAAAATCGCGGATATGTTCCAGGTCAGCTTTGAAAAAGCGACCGAGCTCTATCCACTTATTAGAACACAGTATACGGTCTATACAATTTTTGATTTTATTGGTACTGTATTAATTGCTTTGTTGTTTGTTGCGTTAATCTTTGGTGGGATGTATTTCTTCATGAAGTCGCAGGACTATGAGCTCAGCGATACGGACGAAGAAACGCTCGCGTTTAAATCAATGCTAAAATTATTTATTAAAGCCGTGCTCGCTTTGGTCCTTTTAATTGTCACTGTGTTTGTGCTGCGCACGGTCCTAGCTCCGGATATTTCGTTTATCCGTGATATTTTAAAATAAGGGGTGTATACTATGAGTGAAAATTCTGCAGCTAATGCTCAGCTAGAAGCTGCCATGTTTGATTTAAAAAAAATGCGGCTCGGAACCATTGAAATTGATTATCCGTTTACCGATGGCCAGGAAGTATTCATTTTAGAAAGTGACGGCATGATTGTACGATGAAATGGAGAGCTACTCCTTATCAGTGCATGATGCATCATCATGGCGTGGTCTTTCTCGATGCAGCGGTTGCACTTGCTGCTAGGGATAAACGATTGTTATTGGTATCAATCAATGAATTCAGAACGCTGCGCAATGATGGCTGGGAGCCGTCCTTTGGTGGAGTTAGTCTGTCGGATGTTGCTCCGAAGTGGTACATCGGTTTTTTAGGCGATGACCTATTCGAAGGCATGGATGTCACGAGCAGCTCGTTTCCGCTCTTTGGTTATTTCAAAAAGCAGGACGATGTAAGAATGGCCATCATGTTATTTGGTAAAGAAATTAAGCGCCTATTCTGCGGCGAGTTCTAAGGAGTGTACTATGATTAAATATTTAAAGCGGTTTTTGTGTGTCGTATGGTATGGAAGCCATAAACTTTCACGAGGGTTTATGGTTGAAAATTGCGGAGTTCCTTTTAGGGTCTGCCGTTGCGTGCGGTGCGATAAAATAATAATCGAATGAAGGAGGGGGCTCATGGCGCTTGTTGTTTACTCACGGGATAATTGCCCACAGTGTAAATTCACTAAGGAATTTTTAAAAAAGCATGATATCCCGTTTGAAACGGTCAATGTGGAAGTCCAGGACGGCGCATTGGAAATCTTACGGCATTACGGCTGGCAATCGCTGCCGGTCGTATCGATTGACGATGAACTGTCCGACCGAACGAAGACCTGGTTCGGCTTCAGACCGGACCGATTAGAATCTTTATTGTAGGAGGTTAGGTTTTTGCGTTATAAAAAAATAGCCGAGCAGCGGCTGCGTGATTATCCAAATTTCGACCGGGAGATTGCTGCTCATCGCATGAGCTGGTTATGGCATGACCCGGATTGCAATGCTTGGATTAAGGGGAAGGGCTCGAACTCGAAAGCAATCGAAAATGAAATGCTAAAAGTCGAATCATCGCGCTATATCCAAAATCGACTATTTTGGCAGCAATGCGTGAATGAAGTATTGGACGAGCTCGACCCGAATCAGCGTTTGTACGTATCGGAGTATTATTTCGAAAATGTCTACGATTACCGCTCTTTGGCTAAGAAGCACTTTACGAATAAAAATGTCATCATGAGGGCGTGTGACCGAGCGTGCATGCTGCTGCTTGAAAAATTAGGCGAAAATGTGGACTGATTTCACGAAGGGACAAAAATCGCTTGTTGTCCCAGCTTTTATGTGATATATTGCTAGTGTGGAAAGTTGCGAGAGCGTACTTCCTGCACAGATGTCATAGGTTTGACACTCCTACAGTTTCGGGGGCTTTGGTGCAGCTCCCGTTTATGCCCTTTACTGGTACAACGTGGATTTTCTTTTTTTCCTTTGTAAAATCCTTTGCCCAGGTTTATTTTTTGCCACGTTGAGCCGTTCGATTCGGCTGTGGGGCTTTCAAGGCATCCATCCTTGGTGCAATATCATTTTAACAAACTAAAAAAGAAAGGAGCCCGGAGCGATTTTATATCGCTCTTTTTGTTTGGCTCGGATAGGTAAAAACAATGCAAATAGAAAAAGTAAAAATCGCCGATTTATTGGAATACAAAAACAATGCAAAAGAGCACCCTCAGTGGCAAATCGAGCAAATCGTCGAATCTATCGAAAAATTCGGATTTAATGACCCGATTGCGATAGACGAAAACAATACAATCATCGAAGGGCACGGCCGCCTTTACGCGCTGCAAGAAATGGGCGCGGAAGAGGTGGAATGCATCCGCCTGTCGCACTTGGGCGAAAATGAAAAAAAAGCATACATACTTGCTCATAATAAGTTGACTATGAACACCGAGTTCGATGCGGACCTGCTCGCTCAGGAGCTGGGCGAAATCGAAGGAATCGACATGAGTTCATTCGGTTTTCTTATGGACCCGCTCATCGAAGTGGTCGAGGATGACTTTGACGATGAAGCAGCTATCGAGCAGCCGGAGCCGATTGCAAAGCTCGGGGACGTGTATCAGCTCGGGGAGCACTTCCTTATGTGTGGGGACAGCACTGATTTTATCGCTGTAAAAAAATTATGCGGTGAGGCATTGATGGACTTGCTTGTTACGGACCCACCTTACAATGTGGCCTACGAGGGCAAAACCGAGGACGCTCTTACGATTGAAAATGATAATATGGACGATGCTAAATTCCGCGAATTCTTAAAAGATGCATTTGCCTGTGCCGATGGCGTTATGCGCCCCGGTGCTGCGTTCTATATTTGGCATGCGGATTCGGAAGGATTCAACTTCCGCGGTGCCTGCCGTGATATTGGTTGGACTGTTCGACAATGTCTGATATGGAATAAGAACCAAATGGTCCTAGGCCGCCAGGATTATCAATGGAAGCATGAGCCCTGCCTTTACGGTTGGAAGGATGGAGCTGCTCATTATTTCGTTGATGACCGGAACCTGCTCACGGTCCTAGAAGAAGAATCGGAATTAAAGAAAATGTCAAAAGCGGAACTCGTTAATTATATCCTGGAAATCCAGGAGCAAACCGCGACCACTGTGATTAACGAAGTGAAGCCTAGTCGTAATGGTCTACACCCTACGATGAAGCCGCTGCGCCTAATCGAGCGCCTGGTCCGTAACTCTAGCAAAAAAGGCGAGAATGTACTGGACCTTTTCAATGGCAGTGGGTCCACTCTTATGGTCTGCGAGCAGCTGGGCCGCCGTTATTACGGCATGGAGCTTGACCCTCGTTATGTGGATGCTACCATTGAGCGCTGGGAAGAATTCACGGGTAAAAAAGCAGTGAAGATATTTTCAGACAATCAAGACAGCGAATAGGAGTTTTCGTTTGTGAATGGTTATTTTATCAAGGTTTGTTTAATGCAAAACATTTCTAAAAGAGAACGTTAAAGGTTTTATAAACCTTGATTTTACGCTGTTTCTAGCTGCTTATAAACGTTAAAAGTTTTGTAACAGAGTGTGAGCAGAGTGTGAATAAAGAGTTGATTTGTGAATAAATCAGTCGGTTTTCGCAAGGGTCAAAAAGGGTCAAAAGTTTTGAAAAGGTCGAAAAATTTTTAAACACAAAACATTTCATTTTTTCGCGGTTTTTCGAGATTTCTTTGTGAATCATTGTGAACTTACTTTTTAATGTTTCATAAAGACTTTTTTTACGAGATTTAAGGGTTTAAAAACCTTGATTTTATGCGGTTTTCAGGCTCTTGATAACGTTAAACATTTCAACAACGTTTTTTGAACAGACGTTTTGTGTTTCCCTTTGTGAAAAAATCGCATTTAAACGGGAAAAAGCTGCCAAGACTTTTTTTGACAACGTAACAGTTTTTTAAAACCTTGATTTGGCGCCATTTCTAGGGGGTGCATTTTCTCGAGGTTTTACAAGAAACAGAGTAAGAAAAGTTATAAATGTTATTTTTGTGCTTATTGTGAAAAAATCTCATGTGTTTGTGGTCTTTTGGTTCAAAGAGAGATATTTTTGACAATGAGTTTTTAGCCTTGTGCATTTTTCGTGTTATCACGATCTAAAATCGCAAAGGTTTTTTATAAGATTTCAGAACCCTATAACGGCGCCTTTTTTCGAGTGTCGTTTTTCTGTTTTTACCGCATGAGAGTTGCCAAGAGGTTGGGCGTCCTTTTCGCTTGTGAACCGTTTGCGCGTAAAACAACCACAGATACAAAAGACTAGCAAAAAAAGGAAGTGAGGCGGTTGGCTAGTGGAAACGAAAAAAATTTAATACCTAACTCCCAGCGAACTCCCGAGGAATTGCGAGAAATGACTCGCAAAGGTGGCATTGCTAGTGGTAAGGCAAGGCGCAAAAAAGCGAACCTTAAAAAGGCCATGGTGACCTTGCTGTCGATGGATGTGCAGAGTGATAAGTCGCGCGCGCTGCTGGAGGCTATGGGTCTAGAGCCCACGAATGAGATGCTGCTCGCTGTGACTACGTTCCAGCAAGCGGTCAAGGGTAACCAGCGCGCCATGGAGAATGTGATGAAGCTGTCTACTACTGAGAAGGATAGACTGGATGAGTCTGAGCAACGGGAACGAATTAAGGCTGCTAAAATGAAAAATCAGCAGCTGGCTGAGAATGGTGGCCGTGAGGCTGTAATAGAGACGGTGGTGTTTATGAATGAAGCGAACATACCAGATTGATTTACCGTCTATGGTCGGGAGCGGTTATGGTGCTTTCTGGCGCTCTCAAAACTTTTATAGAGTTGTTAAGGGGTCGCGTGGTTCTAAAAAATCAAAAACGACCGCTCTTAATTTTATTATCCGTTTATTGAAGCACCCATGGTCGAACTTGCTGGTGGTCCGGCGTTATTCAAATACAAATAGACAATCCACTTTTACTGATTTCAAGTGGGCCGCTAATCGGTTGAAGGTCACGCACTTGTTTAAATTTAATGAGTCGCTGCCGGAGATTACCGTTCGGGCTACTGGTCAGAAGATTCTGTTTCGTGGTCTTGATGATGATTTAAAAATCACATCCATCACGGTGGATGTCGGGGTCCTATGTTGGGCCTGGTTCGAAGAAGCGTATCAAATAGAAAATGAAGAAAAGTTCAGCACGGTCGTTGAGTCCATTCGTGGGTCCTACGATTCCCCGGACTTCTTCAAACAAATCACTGTTACATTTAACCCGTGGAACGAGCGCCACTGGTTGAAGGCTGCATTCTTCGACCGGGAGACGAGCCGTGCGGATACGCTGGCTATGACCACGACCTTTAGGTGTAATGAGTGGCTTGATGATGTCGATATCCAGCGATATATGGATTTATACGAAACCAATCCACGCCGTGCTCGTATCGTTTGCGATGGTGAGTGGGGTGTCGCGGAAGGTCTTATTTATGAGAATGTTAAAATCCGGGACTTCGATGTGGCGCTGCTTGCTAAGGATAAGGATAACCAGTTAGCGGTCGGGCTCGACTTCGGGTTTATCCATGACCCTACTGCGCTATGTGTCAGCTATATCAATGAATCGAAAAAAGAGATTTATATCTTTGATGAATTCTACGAGAAGGGGCTGGTCACTCGTCAAGTGGCGGATATGCTGCAGAAAAAAGGATATGCTAAGGCACCAATCATTGCCGATAGTGCTGAGGCTCGTCTTATCTATGAACTAAAAACTGAGCATGGTATCACTCGTATCAAGCCGAGCCGTAAGGGTCGGGACAGTGTAAAAGCTGGGATTTCCAAGCTGCAGGGTTATAAAATTTATGTGCATCCTAAGTGCACCAGTATCATGGATGAGTTTTATAGTTATTGTTATGTTAGGGACAAGGATGGCAAGTGGACCAATGAACCGGAGGATGCGAACAACCACTTGATGGACGCGCTGCGGTATAGTTTACAAATCATCGAAGTTCAGAAGGTCAAAGTACGAAACAAAGAAAGGATGGGATTCTATTGATGTATACTTACCCACGCGAAGGGTACGATGAGCACTCGTTGAATCGCGGAGCCATTGCGGCTCTTATATTAAAGCATCGCTCTGCAGCGATGAGCTTAAAAAAGAATTTGGATTATTATTTAGCAAAGCAGAAGGAGGACCTGGTCAGTAATCATGCTAAGGATATATCGGACACGGCCACTGGTTACTTCCTGGGCAATGCTATTACTTATAAAAATACAGGGGATGTGGACATCGACCCGTTGCTCGAAGCGTTCGATGCGGCCGAAGTAGATGAGAATGACCATGATAATGCGTTCGATATGTCCATCTTCGGCGTGGCCTATGAGTATATTTACGCTAAGGAAGGCGCCAATGAATTGGATATAAAATCGCTTGAACCAACTAATACATTTATTGTGTATGATGATTCGATTGAGCAAAAGCCGCTTTTTGCTGTTTATTATTACGAGCGTACCAATGCGAAAAATGACACGACCATGTATTATGCGAATGTGTTCACTGAAAATCTGCATTACTCATTCTTATTGAGCATGAGCGGCACGGTCCTAGTGAATGATACGGTCGCTAGAGTGGAGCCCCATTATATGGGTGAAATTCCGGTCGTTGAGTATCAGAATAATAAATTTAAAATCGGGGACTTCGAGCAACAAATCAATCTGATTGATGCATATAATAAATTGAGCATTACTCGCTTAAAGGATAAAGAGCAATTTGTGGATGCTATCCTGTTAATCTATGGCAGCCAGTTTGCGGATACGCCGGAGGAGATGAGCGAGTTTGCCAAGGTCCTACGCGAGGAGCGCATGCTGGAGTTACCTACTGACGCGAAAGCGGAGTACCTAATCCGCACCCTTGATGAAGCCGGTGTTGAAATCCTGCGCAAAGCCATCAAGGATGACATCTATACGTTCAGCCATGTTCCGAACCTATCGGATGAGAACTTCGCCGGTAATACTTCCGGTGTGGCTATGGAATATAAAATTCTTGGATTGGCTATGATTACCAAAACGAAGGAGCGCTACTACAGGAAGGGGCTGCGCAAGCGCATCAGAATTTTCTGTCATCGCTTGGGTCTGAACTCGATTGCTATGGAAGCGAAGAATATCGTGCCGCAGTTCAGTCGTGGCTTACCTAAGAATTTACTTGAGCTTTCTCAAATCGTGGCGAACCTTGACGGTCGTGTTACGAGTGAGACTGCGTTGGGCTTGCTGCCATTCGTTGAGGACCCTGCTGAGGAAGTAGAAAAATTGAAGGAAGAAAAAGC